AGTTGAAGGAGAATCATCAACGTGGAAGTCTTTTTTTCCTTCCGTTTTTGGTAAGAAAGAAGAGGAACAACAAGTGATTGAAGGTCAAGCTTCTGACGACCCTCAAGTCTTAGTAGTTTTACCTATAATCCGTAACAACTGTATTTCCTTTAACGTTGGAACGCGAGGAGTGAACGGCCTGATTTTGTGTGGACGCTGGATGGTAACAGTCGCTCATGTATTTGAAGGTCTCCACGGTGAAGTTCCTTACTGCATTGATTGGAAAGGCAAGAAATTCCCAGGATTATTGACAATATCGAAATTTGTGAAGAAAGGAGAGTACATCGTAGTTGAAGGAAGGAAATACCTGGAAGATATAGTTTTTGTTAATTTCCAAGAGAATCGAGCCCTACCCAACTTTCGCGACATTCGACCACACGTCGCGAACTATGATGATTTTGACCTGATCTGCGGAAGTGCAGGAATTCTGTTGGAAAAGATGCCCGACAGTGGAGATTTTGTACCACACCCCGTACCTAAAATACACACAATGATTGACCGACGAGTTGAGACCCGATTGCAAAAAGAAGGAATTACAGCCAAAACAGCAGTGGCCGCAGGATGGGAGTATCATGTTGATGTCGCCCCCGGAGCGTGCGGATCTCCATTGATCTGCAAAAACAAAAATCTGACCAAAAAACTTGTTGGATTTCATTTTGGAGGAGTACGTTCATTGGGTTTTTCATTCGCCCTATTTCGAGAACTGATTGATCGAATAATCACAGAAGACATCGTGGTTGGACAGAGTAAGAGTATTGACGACATTTCGCGTTTTTGTGCTCGCAAGTATGAAGTATTCAGCGAGGATCTCCCCGTTGACCACACTTTGCGAGTAATTCCTACCGGCCGTATCGAAATTATCGGACAATTGGAGGAGAAATGGGTGGTAGCGATGCCCCGTAAAACGGATATTGTTCCCTCCCCGTATTTCGACCAAATATTTGAACATACTACGGAACCGGCAATTTTGAACGACAAGGACCCGAGATCGCCTGGTGACATTGTCCAAAGAGGAGTAGATAAATTTGGAAAAGTGCATTTCAACAAGAGACCACGCACTATTATGAACCAGGTAATTCGTCACAAGATCAAAAAGCTCGAAAAGGCGAGCAAAGACTTTAATGGACCACTCAGAACGCTGACACAAGACGAAGCAATCAATGGAATCGTTGGACAGAAGTACATTGCGCCACTACGAATGGATACCTCACCAGGTTTCCCGTTTGTAAAATTGAGACCATCAGGACAGACAGGGAGAAATTTTCTATTTGAAGAGATTGGAATGAGAAAAGATGGTGGCATCCGATACCAACCGGGACCACTGTTACAGCGCTATCTCGATGAAATCTGGGATGGCTTAGCACAAGGAGTAATTCGTCACAATTTTTATGTTGACACGCTGAAGGACGAGAAACGTTCTATCGCAAGATTATACAAGACTCGTTTCTTCAACGTGCACAACGTAGCGTGGCAAGTTATTCATCGACGTTTGTTCGGAGCAGTTCAAGCTTTTAGACTAGAAATAGGCTATAAAGTAGGTTCTGCCCTTGGACTAGACATGCATGGACCAGACGCGTCCAGACTAATTCATTTTTTGGGAGCCACAGGAAGAAAGTGGTTACCAGAAGATTTTGCGGAATGGGATGGCAACGTAGACTCCAATGATATTGGAGATCACTTCGAAATAGAAATTGAGTTTTTGAAACTTCACGAAGAAGACAAGGTCAACGAACAACGACGAAGAACAAGAGTAGATGCTTTTCTGGACAGAATTCAAATTGTTGACAATTGTGTTTACCGGGCAGTACAAGGAGTACCCTCTGGAGACGGAGGCACCTCCGATGTGAACACCGGAACACACGATTTGTTAAACGATGCGAATTGGATTGAACTACATCTTGCGGCTGGCGAGCCGGAAAAAGCAACCTGTGAAGTCAAAGACGAGGAAAGCCATGAAGTGGCGGTTGGCGACGACGGAGGAGGAACCGTTTCTGACGAGTGTTGTGCTGTTTACAACATGATTAACCGTACTACAATATTCAAACATTATGGTTATCAATGCACACCACCAACTAAAGACGGAACCGAACAACACCTACCCTGGGTAGACATCAAGGATTTTCAATTCTTGAAATGTCATTTTGAACAGGACCCAGAATACCGGATGATTTGGCACATGAAAATGGCACCGAAGGTAATCCGAGAGTTGACTAATTGGGTGACAATTCATGGCGACAGCCGCGAACTATTTTACTCAAATATGGATGACGCTCTCCGATTTTCCTTCCATCATGGAAAGGAATTCTACAACGACTATCGCAATACAGTCAATAAAGTTTTGCGGGAGGATTATGCGCCCTTACTTACAATGCGCTACACCGACCATCGGGCCGAATTTCTAGAACAATTTGACAAAATAGTTCTTAGAGACGAGGCAAGTGAGGGGGATGAGCTAGCGTAGCTCATCTGCCTTGCGTTAACTGGAAACAAATAGACCACGACTGGACTCAT